TTCAGCGTGAAGCCCGTGCCGCCGCCGAAGTAGCCGGAGGAGGCATCGGTCACCGCACCGACCCAGATGTACGAGTTCGACCAGACATTCGCGCTGGAGAAGGCAAGACCTTCCTTCGCGCTGTCATAGCTGGCGCGACCGATGAGAACCTCGGCAACGCCGAAGACCTCGGCAGCGGCCTGCTGCGAAGCGTTGAGGATGGTGTCGGTCGAGAGGCCCGTGCCGCGGAGGCGGTTCTGGAACTTCGTCGAAGCCTTGATGCGCGTCCAGACCGGGTTGCTCATGACAACGCGAAGGTTGTCGCGGCTTTCGCCCAGCGCCAGGATGCGGTCGATGGCGGACTCAACATCCAGACCCACGTCGAACGTCGCCAGATTGGCGGTCGTGTACGCGGTGCCGGAGTTCGTCGAGGTGAACGTCGAAGCGTTGAAGATCTGCGCAGCGACGCGCAGCTCGTGAGCGAGGAGGAGCTTGCGCAAGCAGAGCTTGGCGGCAACGACCTCGGCGTCGAAGAAACGGCTCACGTCCAGCGCGACCGTATCGTCAACCGCTTCCTCATAGCCGTACTCAGCAGCGGTGTACGTCTCCTGCGTGAACGAACGGGTGCCGCGCGCGTACGTCGAATACGGCGTGCGGTTCTTGACGTCGCTCTTGAGGAGCTGGCCTTCCTTCAGCTTGAAGGACGGATACTGACCAGCGCGGAGAGGAACGTTGAGGATGGGCATCACGCGCGTGCCGATCAGGTTGGACTCCCAGTCCTTAGCCTGCTCGACAACGCCAGCGAGATCGCCACGGAAAATGGCAGCAGCGTTAGTATACATGGTAGGTGCTTATTAGAGGTTCTTCGCGATGAACTCGATGATCGCGCCATCGGTATCGGCAGTCGTGAGGCTCTTGCCGATCACCACGGTGCCGGTCGGACCGACCTGACCCGAAGCGCCAGCATAGATGGTATCGCCCACCGTGACGGGAGCGCCGACGAGCGTACCCTTCTGAGTGCCGCCTTGGTTGAGGAACTTCACGGTGACGTAGTCGCCGGAAGCCGCATCGATCTGAGCGATGCCGTCAACGCTGCCAGCCGTAGCCGACAGACCGACGCCACCGTTCGTGGAAATGACGACCGCGCGGAAAGCAGTGATCGCCGCATTGGCAAGGAAGGATCCCGTGCCGAAGTACTGAGTGCTCATGGTAGATTAGAGTTTGATGACTTCACCGGCCTGCACGCGCGAGCGGAAGGCGGCGTATTCGTTTGAGTGGTTCTTCACGCAGAACGCGATGGCCGCGCTCTTGTCGCCCTTCAGCTCGGAAGCCTTAGCGGCAACCAGCTCCTCGAACTTCTGCGCAACCGGAGCGGCAGCGGCAGGAGCCTCGGAGGCAATGGGCTTGGTGACCGGAGCGCCAAAGGATTTGGCGAACTCCTTGACAGCAGCGAGACCAGCCGCTTCAGCAGCGAGCTTGATCTCGTCGTTACGAGCGGCCATAGCCGCGTTCTTGTCCTCGGGCTTCGGCAGCATCGACTCCAACTTGGAGAGACGCTCGCCCATGCCCATCATGGCGGATTCAATCATGGCAGCAATAGCCGCTTTAGCTTCTTCGTTCATGGGGAATTCAACTTCGACAGAGCCTTTCGGCTGTTCGACTTCTTGGAGTTGTTTCATACTAAAAAGACCGTCAGCGTTCGCAGCTGGCTCACTGACCAGGTCGCAAGAGTAGATTTCGGAGCAGCGCTGAAGCACCGTCTTCTTGTCCGCAGCCATCTCAGTCGGTCCAGAGAAGGCAATCGACATCCCGAAGGTGTCGGGAATCTTGTCCGCAATCTCGAAGATGTAGGCGCGATGCGGCGTGTTTTGCAGGACGTGGAAGTTCGCGATCAGCTTATTGCCGGCGATCCGAAAGTCGGTCAGGTAACCGACGATATCAGCCGCGCCGCCGCCATGATCCATCTTCACCTTGAGACCGCCGCTGTACGTCTCGGCCTGCGCCTTGACCTGCTCAAGCGTGGTCGCGTCAATGTTAACGCCATGACCGAGAGCGCGACCCTCGGTGATGACGGCAACGTCGTGAATCACTCCAGCCGCCTCGTCGATCTGACCGACGAAACCGCGTGCGAAGTTCAAGAGTGGAGCTTCAGTCATCACAATTGCCGCAAGCGTAAAATCACGGTTCGTCGTTCTCGCCGTTCTCCAGAGCCTTCAGCTTCTTAGAGATCCAGATCATCGACAGAATTGACACTCCAAGCGACGCAAGACCGGACAGAATCGCTAAAACGACCTGCACGTTTTGCAGGCTCATAATGGTTCCGAGCCATGCGCCAAGGTTGGCGAACAGCAGTTTTGTTCCGGCGTGATCGTTCATTTGCGCGTCGGTTGGTGCATCTGCGTCGTCATGCGTGAGCCGAACCACCATGCAACGGAGGTGCCGGCCAGCATCTGAAAAGACTGAAGCGCGTTGGCCTTCACGGCCTCATCGTCGATGATCAGAATCGCGATAAACGCACCGACGACAAGGAAGGCGGTCAGCGCCGGTCTAGTCACGGCGCGTACGTTAGCCGCCCACGGCGCGACCTTTTCCGTCATGTCCGAGGCGGATGCGGACTGCGACGCTGCAAAGGCAGACCACGCAGCGACCGCTTCGGCTGACGCGGCCTGCTTATCGAGGAGGTCGAGCTGGAACTGGTTGTCCAGCTTCTTCTCGCGCAGGCGCATCCAGGTCGTTGCCAGCGAGCCGACCATGCCGAACAGACCACCGCTGCCGGCGTTAAATAGTAAGTCAGTTATCCAGCCCACATAGAAGCGGCTGGCGTTAAACTTTCAAACTACCTGCGGACCTGCGCTGGGACGACTGCCAATGTACGCCGTTGAGCTGCTGCGGTCGATGATCAGATAGCCTTCGCAGCAGATGTTATAGTCAATGCCGTTCGGATCTCGCTCGCTTTTGACTGGCACCGTGATGCTCAAGTGCTTGAACAAGTACTCGTTGCCGTTCTCAAAAACGCGCCAGACGTGATCAGCGCTGCCACGCCCAGGCTGACCGCGTGTCTTATTGAACCTTATCGCGTACCGATTCACTCGGGACGCTCCGGCCAATTCATATTAGGGAAGTCAGGATGCAGGCGAATGTCGCGCAGGTCGGCACGGTACTTGATCCAGCGCGCTTTGTCGCCCGAAGACATCGGCACATCAGGCAGCATCGACCAGTCCGACTCCGCGAGGAGCTGCTTTGCGCGCGCCCACGTTACCTGCTCTGGCGTGGACGGAATCGGAGCAGGCGCACCGTCGCCGACCTCAAACCAGCCTTGGTCTGAGTAGAGAGAGCCAAGCCAGCTCAGATCGCCGAGCTTGTCCTTGATGCCATGCAGCCCGAAGATCGGACCCCAGTTCTCAGGCAGCGGCTGCGGATCGCTTAGAGCTGCGCCGGTTGATAGTTTTTTGAGCTGCCACAGTTTGTTCATGATGATTCTTCGGCTCAGGTAGAGCCAGTCCAGGTTGCTGATCAGGAGGCGGCAGCACTTGGCCTTTCGACTGGTGCGGTGCCATATCGTTAGAATGCGGCGGATGTCCGACGCCAGGAAGCGATTGCACGCCGCGATAGTGCGCTAGTTCCTCTGGCGTGTACTTCCAGTCGCGCCAGCTTGCGAAGTCACGACGCGGCAGCATCTGCAAGTGACAGCCGATCTGTGCGGAAAGCTGATGGATCAGCTCAACCACTTCGACTGGTTGCAGGATGATAAACGTGTTGCTGCCGTCAGCACGGCGCATCGCCACCTCAATCGTGCCGCCACCGCAGGTTCCGACCGTAATCGAGCGTGCGCGATTTAGCCCCTCACTGACGCCGTTTAAGTGCGTACGCAGCGTGGCCTCGTTGATCTTCTTTTGAATGGCTTTTTTTACTGCGGGTTCCATGACACGTTCACAAATCCGCCGCCGCCTTGAACTGTGATAGGATAGCTTGCTCCGCCTGTTACCGGGACGCAGTTGTAGGTTGTGGCTGCTGGTGCTGCGCTGCCTGAATTTCCGGCATTTCCGGGATTGCCGACATTTCCGCGTCCTCCACCGCCAGCTCCCCCTCCAGATTTAGGTCGGCAGTTGCACTTTGCGCCACCTCCTCCGCCTCCCCCAGCTCTCCGTACGGTAGCGTTTCGCCCAAAGTCGCCGGGATTAAGATTAATACTTCCACATCCGCCCCTGCCTCCTCCGAGGGTTCCACCACAGCCTCGAGTACACAAAAACGCACAAGAACCACTGTTGGTTGTTCCCGCTCCTCCACCACCTCCACCACCTGAATTGGCAGTCCCTGAATACCCACTTCCTCCGCCCGGATTTCCGCCTCCTCCAGCATTTCCATCAAAGCCAACACATGCACACGGTCCACCGAAGTACTTGTACCCACCGTTACCTTTCAATCCCTGACCTCCACCACTGCCTCCACTTCCACCAGTTCCGGCGTTTCCAGCATTGCCTCCACTAAATGTATAATTAAAAGCAGTCGAATTTTGAACCGTTCCCGAGTTTCCGCTAGCGCCAGCATTGCCGTTGGCCCCCATGACTCCGTTGGAACCCTCGAGGGCACCGCCAAATCCTCTTGTGGAGTTGCTGCAACCACCATTCCCTCCGTTTCCACCAAATTTAGAAAAACTATTGGAGAAAACATAGTACATACAAGAAGAGCACCAATTAAACTCACCAGTTCCTCCGGCACCGCCTCCGCCTCCGCCAGCTCCATCATTACCAGAATTTCCCGGATTTCCAGAGTTGCCAGTTCCACCACGACCAACGACGGTAACTTTGCTGACGCCAACAGGAGCAGTAAAAGTCCCACTCGTGTTATAGGTAGTAGAACCTCCCGGCACAAGCGCCTTACCACCAAACAAATTTACTTTAGGTGTTCCAGCAGGCATGGCGTTTATTCGTAGTAAAACCAACCAGTGACGATGTACTTGCTACGCTGACCAAAGACCGTGTTGCCGCGATGCGCGTGCGTAAAAGCGGCAGGCCAGATCAGCATCAAATTCTCCTGCGGCTTGATGCGGCACTGCTGATACAAAAACTCTGTCTCGCCTGCTTCCTCCGGCTCAAGCGTGTTCAGGTAGACCATGTATGCCAACACGCGAGCCGAGTTCGCTCCGTTGCCCTGTTCGCCGTGCCAGACGTGATAGCCGCCACCCGGGTCGGTACGCTGCATCTTCATCGCAGTGCCGGTGATCTTGTCGTTCTTCAGGATCGAGTACTGCTCGGCGTAGATATCGTAACACCTCTGAAGACCAGCAAAGAAAAGGTCCGTCGCGTTCTTGCCCTCAAACGCTGCGACGCTGTGAACACCAAAGTTGAGGCCAAGCTGCATGTCGTTCTTGCGATGCTTGGCTGCGCCTTCGCTCTGTTGGCGGTTGCTGCCAGCGCCAGACTGCACTAGACGCTCAAACTCGCTGATCAGGTGCTTGCAGTAGCCCTCTGGGTAGAGGTCATGAAAACTGCCAATAAAGTCTTTGAATTCGGCTCTCATCGAAATGCGGGTCCACTGACCCAAGAAACAAGAGATTGACGACTGCCACTCGTTACCGGCGTAACTTGGTGAAGAACATAGGACGGGAAAGCCGCAATGAGACCACGCTGCTTGCGCACGTTCATTGCTTCGCCACCTGTCATCACCTGCAAGTTGCCGCCATCGTACTCACTCGGATCGGTGAGCTGCACAACCAAACTGAGCTTGCGGCTGATCTTGGCGTTGTAGTCCTGATGCCAGCCGTAGGTTCCGGCGTCCGAGCCGTCGTAGTTCGTGAGCTGCAACTGTTCGCCAAAGCCGGTCAGATCAAAGCGGAAGTGTTGCGCGTTCAATGATGACGCAACGTGCGCGAGCTTCTCAAAGATCCACGCCGTATCCTGCGTCTTGCCTAGCCACGAAACATTTGATCGACGCACCTTGCGCAGTGATTCCTCGTCCTTGGCTCCGCCGATCTGTGCCTGCGTGTCAGCGTTCTTGGCCTGCTCTTGCAGCCAGTTTAGCTCCTTTTCGGAGAACGCGCCTTCCCACCACGCGTATGGCTCAATGCTGGCGGCGTAAGGTGTTAGCAGGTGCTGCATGGTCTCTCCTTGTGTGCAACCATGAAGTGGATTGCGCGAGTCGGTTGTTCTGAGCCTGTGCCGCTAAGTTGATGCTGCATCCAAGAATTAGCGAACATCACAGTGCCAGGCTGCATATTGTTGAAGTGGATGGCGCTCGTTGCGTTGGTGATGTCTTCTTCTTGCGTGAAATCTAGCTCAACCATCGCCTTACTCACGCGCGGATCGTGATAGATCGGATACGCACCACCTTGCGGCGTTTCAAGAAAAACCCATCCTGAGATCTGCGAATTCTTGTGAACGTGAACGTTTGTTCCGCCTCCGCGCTTTACCTCCTGCGCCCAGAGGCCGGACAGGTAGAAATCGTATTTCTCTACGGCGTACCCTTGGCTCCTAAGGATGTTGACGGCTGACACGAGCAGGTAGTCCGCCAGTTCGCGCATGGCCGGCTCATGCCCGAGGAACGCCGATTGGCACATTGGCATCCCTTCGCCTCTGACTTTTTCCAGATGCGAGAGACACGTTCCCAATACTTTTTCAACCAAGTCGGCGCGTTCATCACGGTATATGACTGCGGGAAAGTAGGCGAAGGAATCCATTAAGCCTCCACATACTCAACCAGAGCCTGCGCGAACGCAGTGATCTCGGCTGCAGTCACATCGCGCGAGTCAACCGGCTTGCTGCGCGCATTCTCAAGCAAAGTCTCCTTCGCCATGCGAATGGCTTCGAGCTTGGCCCGCTTCAGTTCGAGCGCCAGCAAGTTAGCGTGGCGCGCATTCTCAAGGCTGATCTGCATTTGCTGCTGTTCTTCGATCGTCATGGTAGTAGTAGATTAGGCTTTAACGTCCTTCATCGAGATGTTGCCATACCAGGTCGTCCCGCCATCAGGCGTGAAGAAGACCCAGATGTCCACGGCGTTGGCAGTCGTGGTGCGCGAGAGCGATGCAGCACCTCCCGGAAACCGGAAAGCACCACCAGCCCAAGCGACCGTGCGTCCTGCTGTGCCGTCATTGGTTAGAATAAGAGTGAACGATGATGCGCCAGACGCGACTGGATAACGCAGTGTGAATGTGCAGTTACCCGTGAGCGTGGCGCTGAACACTGTTCCAGACGTCAAATCGACGTTGATCGCAGTTCCGGTGTTTCCGAGTGCGGTCACGGTGTCGGCAAAACCGACGACCTTGACGTGGCTTCCAGCAGTTACCGCCGCCGCGACCGACAGCAGACTTGAAGCGCTAGGCGCAGCGCCAGCACCGCCACCGATGATGAACTGATTTGCGGTCAGTACGGTCGAGGACGCAATCGTGTTCGTGGCCGAGAAGTAAGGCACGCCACCAGACGTACCAGAGCTGATTCCGGTGCCGCCGTTTGCAACCGGCAAGACGCCAGAGATCGCAGACGCCGAGATCGCAATGGTGACGCTCGACGCGCTGGTCAAACGACCCTTTGCATCGACATTAAACTGTCCGACCTGCGTCGAGCTGCCGTAAGTGCCAGCCGCAACAGTCGTGTCCGACAGAGCGAAATACAGCGTGCCGCTAGTCGTAATAGGTCCGCCCGTGACCGAGATGTCAGCGCTCCCTTGCGCCGTCACGGAAGTGACCGTCCCGCCTGCGTCGAGCGCCGACAACGTACCGCCGACATAGGACAATCCAGTCCCGACCGTTACCGGCGAGAAACCGCCTGACCCATTGCCAGCCAGAATGGCCGTGCCAGTCGTCGCCGGTGCAAAGTAGGTCGTCGCCTGCAACGCAGCAGAGCCGAGGCCCATCGCCGTGCGCGCATTTGCCGCCGTGTAGTTTTCCCAGCGCCCGTCTGTCCCGTCGTAAACTAGGAAGTCGTTGTTCGTGACGCTGGACGTGTAGGTGTCGTGCAGTTCGCCTAGTTCAAATCCGTTCAGCGGATCGACGTAGATGATGCCGTCATTGGCTCCGGCTTTCTTGATGACGTATCCGATCCGCACTGCGTGATTAGGCGCGATCGGTCGAACGTTCGTCAGCGCACCAGGCGTGACAGAGCTGATGTAGAGGATGTCGCCCTCGTTGAAAGCGTTCGTGTCAACCGGCTTGAGCAGACCCTTGGTAAGAATGTACCCTTGCTGGTTGTTCGTAATAGACTCAGCTACCACGCCCAGCGTCTCTGCCGTGTTGGCGTCGTTCGTTCCGAGGCCAAACGTAACCGACAGTCGCGTGCCGCTCGATCCGCTGGCGACCACCGCCTGACCCTTCACCATGTTCTGGCCGGTCGGGTTGTACACGCGAATGTGGTTATCGACGCCGAGCAGCGCCTGCACGCTGCTACCGATCAGACCAGACTTGATCGCGCCTTCGGTGCCATCCCACGCGATCTGACCCGTGGACGGCGTGATTGAGGCGGTCGTATCGAGCGCCGCATAACTCAACGCCGTGATGACTCCTTGCTGACCGAAGATCGACTTGACCACTCCGTCGCTGACCTGACCGGACGTGATCGAGATTGGAACGTTAGCCGCAGCGGTCAGGCGTCCCTTTGCATCGACGGTGAACTGACCGACGTTCGTGCTGTTTCCGTAACTGCCAGCGGTGACCGCCGTACTTGCAAGATCCAGCGTGAACGTGCCGCTGCTGGTGATCGGACTACCCGATACAGTCAAGTCCGTTGAGCTTACCGCAACGCTGGTCACGGTGCCGCCGACATCAAGCGACGATAGCGTGCCGCCAACATAGGTCAGGCCAGTGCCGACCGTAACATCGGAGAAGCCGCCGGTGCCGTTACCAGAAAGAATCTTCGTACCTGTAGTCGCAGGAGCAAAGTACGTCGTTGACTCAAAAGCAGCAGAGCCAAGACCCGAAACTTGCCCAGCCGTAATTGCGATCGGAACATTTGCCGCAGCGGTCAGCCGGCCCTTAGCGTCAACAGTCACCGATGGCACAGATCCAGCCGTGCCATAGTTACCAGCAACGACCGTCGTATCAGACAGTGCAAAATAAAGCGTTCCGCTGCTCGTAATAGGTCCGCCCGTGACTGAGATGTCAGCACTGCCTTGAGCCGTTACAGAGGTGACCGTCCCAGTGTACTGGTCAGCAGACGAGATCGTAAAGTTCGGATAGGTTCCGGTGATTGTCGTCGTGCCGCCTTGCGTCAGCGTTACCGTTTGATC